CAGAACGTGAAGGACGGCTTTATGGCCCGACTCCACCAGATATTTTCTCCAGGAAAAACAGCGAAACTTATTTTCTCACGCAGACCGTGGAACTACTATATGGCGACAGTGATTACTCCTCCTACTATTCAGATGCTGCCTAATCCTCAGAACGGTCTCTAGAGTATGACAGTCCGTTGTTATTATCCTTTCGCACGGTGCGACAAAATGTATATCGAAGCGACAGATCCTGACAGTAAGGATATCTATCTGAACTCAGCCCTGATGGCAGGAAGCTCGTGGAACCTTCCTACTTCTTTCGCTACAAGCTCCTCTCCTATTACTGCCGAAAAGACATTCCAGCTCTTCAACCCAGGCTCAGCCAGGGCAGATGTAGCTGTTGAGATCGCAGGAAACTTTGGAACAGGAGTTATTATAGATAACCTTACTACTGGCCAGCAGATGAAGTTTATCGGAGGGACAAAGTCGAATACTACTAATGTCGGAAAGTGGATCGTGTGCGACGGACTCAATGGTAAGACGTTTGTTACTAATGGTTCTACAGTAACTTATGGGTTTTTATACCACGATTTCGGCTTTATCCAGCTTTCCCCGGCATTTCCATGTTACCGAAATGTCTTCGTAAATGGCGCAAAAAACTCTAATAACTTATCTGTAAACAACCAAATAGTCTCAGAAGATATGGTTGGCCAGTATATCTGCGCACAATCAGGAGGAACGAGGTATAAGATTACAGCAGTTAACACAAGCACGAATACGATCACGATAGGTTCTTCCCTCTCAGCTGATCTTAAAGGTATGGCTGTAATCTTCCGAATGAATGAACTCTCGATCCGTCCTGTTACAACGATGAGCATAACCAGATTAAATTTTGTGTACAAACCCACATTCTATTAAGAGGCGATTCTATGGCGATAAATTATAAACGATTATGTATCATCGATATTTTCGATTACTCCGGCAACAAGATCTGTAACCTCTATGATTCGAACAGTGATGTCTCAGGTCAGGCTTCTGGTATTACTGAGTCTCTCTCACGTAACGGCTGGCGAGAATAGTCCTTTACGCTCCCGACAATTATCGAGACAGAGAACGGTAAAGAAGAGAATCCCCGTCTTCAGTTTATGAAGGCCGACTATAAAGTCAGGCTGATTAACGAAGACGAGACTGAATGGTACATAATCTCCGAACCTAAGATTACGCACTCAAACAAATCCAGAACAGTGACAGCTATATGCGGACATGTTTCGCAGCAGCTGAAGTATAAGAACCTCGGTCTTGTATTCTCAGACGACGAAGGCAATAACGTCGGAACCCCAGATACTTTCCTGGACGTGATCCTCGAAGGCACTGGCTGGACGAAAGGTGTTGTCTCGAAGTTCTACGAGGATGACGGTGTAACTGTTAAGTACCGTTCTCTCGTAGCTTCTGAGAAGACCGGGGCCTTCTCTTTGATTTCTAAGATGTGTGAGTTGTTTGATGCGAAACCTATCTTCAGAGGAGATTCGAAGACAGTAGATATTGTCCCGATGAATCCTTTCTCTGAACCGAAGGACGGAACTGTTCCAGACGTTACAACGGCTAAAGGTGTAATCGAACTCCACTATGGAAATAACGTAAAGAATATTACCCGTACTCTGAACACAGAGAACCTGAGGACAAAGCTGTACGCATACGGAGCTTACGGCGATAAAACGAATGGCTACTGCGGAATCGACGAGTGTACTCATAAGGAACTGAAGTTCAGGATTAACAGCTCAGTAGATCCAGGAACTGAGATCAGGTTCCAGTACACGAACGCACAGGGTATTGTCGTTACGAAGTACTTTAAACCTACCGAAGCTCCTCTTGGGCAGATTACGAGTCAGCACACGTTTACCTTCTCTCAGCTGGATCCTGCGTCGATGATGTATGTCTACGACGATACGGTTCTGTACGTAGAAGGTTCTGGTTCAAGCGGAAGTTCTTCTTCCTCCAGCTCGTCTGGTTCTTCGAGTTCTTCTGGTTCTTCCAGCTCTTCCGGTTCATCCAGTTCTTCTGGCAGTGACGACGATCTCGTCAGTGAAGACGACGGCGAACTTGTGCCTGAAGATCCTGATCCTTCGGACCCTGGAACAGATCCTTTAGATCCAGAAATGAATTACGAAGTCGATATGGCCTACAGAGTCTATGACGAACCGTCAGCTCCTAACCTCAGCTATCCTACAGTTACCTATATCTCGAACACAGATGTACGGAACTGGTTCTCCTTCGTAATGGACTTTAACTATTATGACGAGGTTGGATTACTGACTGATGACGCGATTCAGGCTATCGCGAACTTCCAGAGACAGGGACCGAAACTCCTCGAGGAAATACAGGAGAAGTCTCTGGCTTTTACTCAGGAATTAACGAAGGTATCCGAACTTGTCGGATCTGTAGACTACGTTAAGCTCCAGCCTTTCACAGTGAATACAAGTGGATCTTATGTGAAGATTACTCTCGATACAGCTGGATATGAGAACGTAGCGTATACGACTGAGTTTAACGTAAAGCCTGAGAAGAGATTCAGGTGGAAGCCAGCTACTGCTCTGTTCGCTAACGGAGACGCTATAAACCCGGAAGCATCTGTTCTCTACCTGTTCGATATGAGTCTTGAACTCGCCCTCGAAGGCGACGTTACTACCAGCTACTATATCGATAAGAGAGAATATGGCGGCGGTGCATGGGCTACCGAACGAACAAAGTACGGCGGCTCGAATATGTTTAATTCATCTAAAGACTTCCTGTGGCATAAAACCTACATTAAGGAAGTCGACGATATAGAAAACCCGAAAGTAATTACTCTCTGGCTGAAGTCCTCTGACTATTACTTCGGTTCAGATAAACGGTCAGACGCGAACACGAACCTTGTAGGTTATCTGTTTAAAACAAATAACGTAAACGGATACATCGGCTCATTTGAATCTTCTGATGAGTCAGCCGTAATGACTCTGGACGAAGTAACTACATTTGTAACTACGAAGCACCCGGTGTATTTCGTAGACAGTCCGAGTAAGAGACCTTCGATCGGCTCAATTAATGGTTACGCCTGGTGCTATGTGTTCAGCCCTGAGAACTACGGACAGCTGTACTTCTGTAACAAAACAATCGGAGACACGAGATGGTATCCTGTGTTCGTTGTTCAGGAATATAAAAACACAGATCAGGTCTGGGTATTTAACGAAGAGATTCAGACTCAGAACCTTCAGTATGAATACCACTACAGAGAATACGATGGGACAGTAGCCAGAGTCCAGTATACATCTGGAACTGGCGGCGACGTCTGGAAAAAGTACGAATACCAGAAAACTGAAGAGGCTCGTATAGCCGACAATATGGGTATCGTAATTGAAGGCTGCAATAAGCGTGACCTTTATTACACGGGTGTTTATGAGAACTATGACTGCCACTTGAGCGATCTGGATAATCTCGGAAAATATAAAGACACCTCGAACTCTAACGTATTCGTTGCCTCCAGATTCGCTATGGATATCGGAGACGGTAACCTTCATGTGTTTTCTACTCCGGCGAATCTTTACGCGAACAACGGAAGACTTGTTCTGAATACGACAAAGAGATATGTAACTCAGTATAACGGAGATGTTCAGACAACTCTTGAGATTAAAAGCTACGTAAAAAGTTCTGTTGTCTCTGGACCCCAGTATGTAGCTTCTACGATTACAGACTGCGCCGACATGGGATTTAAACAATACTACCAGATGGATATAAACGGCGTAGTCACTTCGACCACAGATAGTACATGGGGCGTGTCGAACTATATAAGATGTCTGTCAAACACACAGTATAGGTGGTCAGTGCCGTGGAGCCGGGTGGGTCGTGTTGCGTTCTACGGAAGATCAAGAGTTCAGATACGTATAGACAACTACGATCCAGGTGGATTTACAACTCCAGAAGGAGCTTTCTATTTCAGACTCTATGCCAAACTCGATGACGTTGTGCATAATCACAAATCTTTAGTTCCGTATCATTACGAGAACGCAGTCGTTATCGAGAACGAACTTGCCTATTTGATTAACAGCTTTCATGTGAAGCCGAGTGAAGTGCATGGTCTGATTCCTATGATAAACAAGTTCCGTTATACTTCAGACAGAGCTTATATCGGGAAATATCAGGCTATGAAAACTGCTCAGGATAAGTATGACTCTCTTGAAACAAACATGAAAGTGGCACTGGGTGAGCTGTACAGAGAAGGCTACCTTTCGAAAACAAACTACGTAGACGGCGACGAGGACAAACTCTACGCTGATGCTCTGTACGCTATCCAGAAGATCTCGAAACCTGAGGCTTCGTACCAGATTCAGTACATAGATCCTTATGGCTCAAACAGAGATATGTTGTATTACGCTTCTCAGCTTTCAGATAAACAGGACTGGCCGAGAATCACTACAGAGTACGCAGCTCATCTTATTGACCCAGAGATCTCTCTGAATCTGTGGGCGTATATAGATAAGAGTTCTATCTGTTACGACAATCCGTGGCGGTCGAACATTGAAATCAACACGAACCTTTCTCTTTTAAACCAGCACGAGTTCAAGGACGTAATGGCTCATATAGCTGAAGTAGCTTCTGAGGCTAAAGGAAAACTCTCGATCTACGACAGATCTAAAACAATAAACAACAACGGTCAGATCAGTGCGTCTGATATCGGCGGCAGTATTGATTCGTCTATGACCGGGATTACGAACGGCACATCTACAAAGTTCACAGATAGTAAAGGCAACGACGTCTGGTCTTCTCCTGACGGGATGTCCGCTATGTCTATGAACAGCGGAGTCTTCAGGATCGCAAACTCTAAAGACTTATCTGGTAACTGGATATGGCGCGAATTCGGAAGCGGTAATGGATTTAACGCCAGAGAAATTAACTACGGCGAAATGTCTGGAGAAAGAATAGCTGACGGTACTCTGCGCCTGAGTAAGCTTTCGCCTAACTATTTGTCTGAACTTCTTCCGACTATTGCGACTGGTCTGTTCGAGGATCTGTTCGCCAGCGGTATAAAGCTTCCCGGAGACAAGATTATGCAGATAAGATTAACGGAGTTCTCTGGCACGTCTTCAGAGGTAACAATTTCTCCTCCAGCTTTCGGATATGATTTAGCCAGAGTATATGTGATACCGAACAACAACTCCGTGTTTGTGTTCCCCTATTGGGAGAACAACAATGTATTAACGCTTACGGTTCGAGAAGATCCGGGTATGCTTATAAATTATATCTGTATTTTAATTTGGACATAAAGAGAGGTGAGAAAGGATGGTAAAAAATAACACACTCTCTGTGAGGTTTGGAAACGATATCTATACCATTACATCTTCACCGCTCTATCAGTGGGACCATGGTATTACTCTCAGAGTGTTTAACGCTCCGAATTCAGTTTAGCAGGGCCACTTCTCCTGCGCTGATGTTAATACGTCTCTGAATGTCGGAGGCTCACTTCAGTCAGGAAACGTTCTTCTTCTGAAGATTCCTGACGCTTTACTTTCCTTGGGCAAGCCAATCTTCTGCTATCTCTACAAATCCGTAGGCAGTTCAGGCTATACGGTGTATACGATAAAGATTCCTGTAATCCCCAGAGCTCATCCTACTACGACTTACTATACAGAAGAAGAGACTTCCTCCTACAACTCTCTTGCTGCTGCGTTTAACGTCGAACTGGATAAGCTGAATGCCGCTATGGACGATATTGACCAGGCGAAGGAAGACGTCGCTGAGATGCAGGAACAGATTCAACTGCTTGCGACGAAGAAAGAACTTTACGACGCAATAGAAGAATCGAAGATCTACGTAGAAAGCGACAAGAAAGGTACTGTCACAATCAGCAGTACACTCTTCGCGTATTAAGGCAGGTGATTTAATTTGGCGAACACGAATACTATCCACGAGATCGATGGATCTACGACTACGGAGCTTATGATCTCTGGAGTCTACCAGTGGGATACCGGGATAAAGATTAAGATTACGAATATTGAATCAGGTTCGTACACGATTCAGTCAGCCTGTGTCGGAATGGCAACTACGATAGGATCAAGTCCTACGACAGGATCTGGATATATCCAGTTTCAGATCCCAGATTCGCTGCTGATGGTTGGACGGCCTGTTGTGTGCTACGTTTATAAGACAGAATCGGAGGCCAGCTATACAGCCTACGAGATTACTGTCGACGTAACGAAGAGACCTAAGCCTTCCACTTCGATCTATACTGACACACAGCTCGCGGAATACAGTACGATTATGGACGCGTTTAATGCGGAGCTGGATAACTTTAATACGAATCTATCCAGGATAGAGGATCTGGAACAGAGAGTTTCGGCTTTAGAAGCTGGACCTCAGCCTGACCAGTATTCTCTGGAGATAGAACATAATACTAACCTCGCACAGGAGAGAGCGATAGCCGAACTCCGCGAGAAACTGAGTCGTTTAGAAAGCGGCTCTGACGACGGTGAATAAAGGATGTGAGTAAATGGCTGAACCCTTACATCATCTCAAAATAAAAGCGAAGGATGCGCAGGACTATACTTAGAAAGAGTATGAGTTCGAGATGCAGGATGCTAAAGCCAGATCGGATATTAACACAATAAACGCTACAGCCGCTAATATTCAGAACGATGTCACGAGGTAGAAGAACAATAAGATCGACTCTATCTTTATGGAGAACGGTCAGCTGTATGCTACCTCAAACGGCAATATTGTTTCTGGTCCTCTGAGCGATTTCGTTGACCCTGAAACAAAAGCTCAGATTGATGACCTGGCTGAATATAAAGTAGACGGTGCGTTTACTGAAAACGGATATCTGTATCTGACGAGTAACGAAGTAGTTGTTGTTGGTCCTCTCGGTCCCTTCTCCGGCGGTGGAGGAGGAGGAGGCGGTGGAGGCGGCGGTACCTCGATTGCTACGATGCGTATCGAGAATACCTCCGGCTGGCTGACGACTACGATCACTAAGTCTGATACCTGTAACGTATCCTTTACCTGGGAGTCTATCGAGAACGAGATGTCTACTGGCGATGGCTCTCTCAGGATTATGGTTAACAATACAATCAAAGCTGTTACGACCGTACCTCAGGGAGAGAATACGATTGATATATCACCTTATGTAACATCAGGTACGAATAAGATCGCTCTGACTGTTACGGATATGTACGGCAACGAACGTACTCTGCGCTGTACAGTTATCGTTGTGGCACTTTCTCTCTCCAGCTCTCTTGACGTGTCAGCTCCGTATTCTGGATCTATTGACGTTCCGTATACTCCGACTGGTAACGTAATGAAAACGATGCATTTCATTCTGGATGGCCACGAGATCGGAACAGCCTCAACGACTGTTTCTGCTCGAGAACTCAGATACAGTATCCCGCAGCAGAGCCACGGTGCTCATACTCTTCGGATGTATTTCGAAGCTGAAGTCAATGGACAGACTGTTCGATCCAACGAACTTTACTTCGAGATTACCTGTATTTCTCCCGGCAACGTATCTCCTATTATCACTAGCTCGTACAGTAAAACACAGGAGAAACAGTACGATACGCTCAACTATTCCTACAGTGTTTATAATCCGTCTGCTCTTACAACCGAAGTTACGATTCTTGTAAACGACGAGGAACAGACTACGCTGACTGTAGGCAGAAACGTAAACGTATTCTCCTATCGTCTCGAGAACGCTGGTCCTATGAAGATCGAGATTCGTACCGGAGAGCAGGGTGCACCAGATTACGCTTCGAAGGTCACAAACATCACTGTTCAGGCAGTTGATATTGATATTCACGCAGAGACAGAAGCTCTCGCTCTCTATCTCAACAGCCGTGGTCGCAGCAACAACGAAGCTAACAGAGAAGAGTGGAAATATAACGATATCTCCGCTACTCTTACAGGATTCAGCTGGATAATTAACGGTTGGGTAAACGACAGAGATGGTATTACGGTTCTCAGACTAAACGATACAGCTCGTGTTACGATCCCTTATCAGATCTTCGGAACTGACTTTAAAGAGACAGGTAAAACAATTGAGCTTGAGTTTGCTACCAGGGACGTTGTCGACTACGGCGCTAACATTATCAGCTGTATGAGTGGAGACATGGGTCTTCGTGTTACTCCGCAGGCTGTGTACTTTAACGGATCTCAAACCAGCCTGTTCACTCCGTATAAAGAGGACGAACATATTCGTGTATCGATTACAGTACAGGCTCAGACTTCTTACAGACTGATCATAATCTATATTAACGGTATCGCTTCGAGTGCTATTCAGTACGGCAGCGGTGAACGTTTCTCTCAGCTGGAACCTGTAGGAATTACCATTGGCTCAAGCGACTGCGGTATAGACCTTTACAATATTCGTATTTACGATAAATGTCTGACCGACCGCGAAGTTGTTGAGAACTGGGTAGCAGATACTCAGATCGGTTCTCTTATGCTGGACCGTTACTCTCGAAACAATGTCTATAACGAAAGTATGGAGATTACTCCTGAGACACTTCCCAGTGATCTTCCGTATATGATCCTTGAACTTGAAGAGCTGCCGAAATATAAAGGCGACGTTAAGGAAGGAATCAGCGGTCGCTACGTCGATCCTGTTGATCCGACAAAGTCGTTCACGTTTACAGGATGCGATATAAACGTACAGGGTACGTCTTCTGCTATTTATTACAGGAAGAACTGGGATCTTAAGTTTAAAGGCGGCTTCACGATGTCTTCCGGTATGACGAATTCTAAATATGCTCTACGTGACGGTTCAATTCCGTTCAACAGGTTCGTTCTTAAAGCTGACGTTGCCTCGTCTGAAGGTGCAAACAACACTGGATTAACGATGCTGTACAATTAGGTCTGTCCTTATAAAACTCCTGAGATGGTTGCTAACCCTAATGTTCGCTGGGGTATCGAAGGCATTCCGATTGTGTTGTTCTGGTACAACCCAAAGACTGGTATTACAGAGTTCTTAGGAAAGCACAACTTCAACCTTCCTAAGAGAGCTGCTGGACCTTATGGATATGACGGTAACGACGAGTCATGGGAGTTTGAGCGTAACAACTCTGATAACGTTAAGTTTAAGGACTTTGATATCACGAGCATAAACGAACAAACCCTTAAGCCCGAATGGTACAACGACTGGGAAGCACGCTTCCCCGATGATACCTGGCGTAATACCGACAAGCTTGGCGAATTTGTCCGTTGGGTTGTGAGCACAGACAGAACACAGGCGACAAACGAAGCTCTGCCTTCTCCTGTAACATACACACTTAATACAACAAGAACAGTAAATCTTTATCCTTCCGACGATTCTTATGAAGTAGAGAGAGTCGGCGAAGGTAGTAGCACTGTTTACAATATTACTTTTACTAAAGATACTCCTGCCTATCGTCTTACTAAATTCCGCGCTGAAGCTGATGATTACATGGAGCTTGAATCCTTCGAGTTTTATTACATCTTCACAACTCAGTTCATGATGATTGACTCCTGGGCAAAGAACATGTTTATCGGTACGCACGGCAGCGCAATACAGAAGGAGGGATAAGATGGCAGATAGGGCAATGGACCGGAAGTGGGTTGCTGAGCCGTACGATATGGATACAGCGTAGGGCGCAAACAACTCCGGTACCCTTATGTTTGGTTATTCTCTGGAAGATACAGACACAGTATCGTCAGTTATATCCGGCTCTACAGACGGTAGTCGTGAAGGCCAGGTGTTTAACGCGCAGGACTCCACTCTCTGGAATAATATGCGCGATGCTTTCTACGACGAAATCTCTACAATGTATGGCAACCTCCGCGCTGGCGATAAAGAGCACGGCAGCTACTGGAATTATAATTACATTAAAACATGGTTCGAAAAACATCAGTCTAAATGGCCAGAAGCTATCTTTAATGAAGACGGTAGAACGAAGTACTTGGCTCCGCTTATCAGCCCAGCTGTTGTGTATGGCGAAGACGGTAAACCTATCGCAGAGGATAAAGCTACAAGTACGGACAGATACCTTGAGATGCTTCAGGGATCAAAAGCTGAACAGCGCAAGTGGTGGCTGTATAACCGATTCAGATATATGGATTCGAAATACAACACAGGTGACGCAAGTAAAACAATTAACATGCGTCTCTTTAATGATGGGACTTTAACCGTTACAGCCGCTATTGACCTGTATGTTGGTGTGTCGTTTGGTGGCGGTTCTACTCCTATCCTTAAGCGGACTTCAGCCGAAACTCCTGTAGACTTTGTTTATACAGCTCCTTCTGGCGTTCATGAAATGGAGACGTGGATTTACTCAGCCGACCTTATTACTGACGTTGGCGATCTGAGTATCTTCTATCCGAATGAACTCGACTTCAGTAAAGCCACAAGACTTCGTAGATAGCAGATTGGTTCAGCTGCGCCAGGGTATTCTAATACAAACCTTGTCAAACTTGATGTTCGTAACTCTTCGCTGCTTGAGTATCTCGATGTTCGCAACTGTTCTGAACTTAAGATTCCAATTAACCTCGAAGGTTCTCCTCGTCTTAAGGAAGCTTACTTCGACGGAACAGCTGTTACGGTTGTTAACTTAGCAGACGGCGCGATTATCGAGAAGCTGCATTTACCTGATACGATTACATCTTTGGTTCTCGTGAACCTTACGAAGCTTCAGGATCTGCAGCTCGCCGGGTAGTCAAATATTAAGACGCTGATCGTTTCGAATATCGATTCAACAGTGTTTGACCCGGTGGATGCGCTTGATGAGATTCCTGCTAACTCTCAGGTTTATTTCGATGGGCTTGATCTTGAAATGGCTAACGCTGCTGAGATCGATGCTTTCTTTGATAAGCTCGACACGATGCGCGGCGTTACAAGAGAACGCGGCACTAACGGTGATTGGATGTATCACGATCACGATACTGCTCAGGTATCTGGTAAGATTCATACTGGCAGTCTGACTGGTTCTGAGATTGCGGCGTTTAATGCGCGGTATCCGTATATTAAGGTGACTGCAGATCATACTACCAGCTATATTTACTATCACAACTGGGAAGAAGATTCCGAAATAATTCACACAGAGACTGTGATGGATGGTGGAGACGGTAGCTGGGATGGCTCGACTACTCACGCAGATACTCCTGCGAACACATTTACGTTTATCGGATGGAACAGAAACGCTCGTGCCACCAGCGCTGACGCGAATGCACAAAAAGGAATTGTAGCAGATAGGCATCTGTATGCTGCCTACCGTCTTACTGGACAGGTTTATACGGTTACGTTTAGTAACCCGTATAATTCTGCAGATAATGCGACAGTTAATAACGTGCCTTACGGTGGAAGCGCCAGTTATCCGAAGTCAACAACACCTACATACTCAGGCAATAACGATATGGTGTTTAATGGATGGTCTCCTTCGCCTATTA